ATGGGATCAGGTATTAATATTGCAGACCATATGAATTATGATCCATATCTAGGAAGAGTGACGGAAGCATCTGCACCACCACCCGAACCAGAAACATATCCTGAAGAGGAGAAGGTGTGACAACCGCATAAGTGACTGTCATATGTTGACACTATTTTAATAATCTGATATTATAAATAATAACAACTGGCACACTCTACTATGTGACAGTTCAGTAAAGGACTCGAAAGAATCGTAACCCTTTGCGAATGTAAACAGTATCCCATGTCGGGGATGCTACCATCCGCAGGGTTATTTTTATGCCCATGCGAGATACTAATAAAAAAACATGTCTATCAAATCAACAATCGCTGCTGTTGCAGCATCTCCATTCCTTCTCGCTGGTGCAGCTTTTGCTGGTCCATACGTGAATGTTGAGAGCAATATCTCATATCCTGATGGAGATTATTCTGGTGCTACAACTGATCTTCACATCGGTTACGAAGGTTCTCTTGGTGCTAATGCTGACTATTATGCACAAATCGGTCCTTCTTTCACTGCTGTAGATGGTACTGACGGTTCTGAGGGAGAAATCTCTGGTAAGGTTGGTGTTAACGTTGCTGCTACTGAGTCTCTTGGAGTCTACGGTGAGCTTTCTGGCATAACTAAGGAAGTATCTGGTGACGATACAGTTAACTGGGGTGCTAAGTTAGGTGCTAAGTTCGTATTCTGATTATAAATATGTGTGAGACCTTTCGTGCGGTCTCTACAAAAGTCGGAACTTCAAGACCTCTGCTTTGCAGGGGTCTTTTTTTATGCTATAATTTTTCTATGAAAAAGACAGAAGACTTAATAATGCATCCCCTCTGGTTTGGACCAGTGTTGTTGATGTTCATGGTAGTTCTTATACAAACCCTTCATACTCTCACTCATTGGCGTATGCAGATAGATGCTGATGCGTACTGTAAAAATAATGCTGAATGGGTAAAAAGTAACACAGGATACAATGATGATGATTATTAAGATAAGCTAAGATAAGGTATAGTAATTGGAGGTATAAGACCTTCTTTTTATTGTTCGGATACCACTAATGTAAAGTTATTTGACAAAAATTAATCTTTTATATATAATATTGTTACGTTTCTTAATGAACGAATGACATCTTCAACATCCAAGATGGATCGTTATACAACTACTGAATATGGTAAGCAGAACATGTTTGCTTCTGAACCACAAATGCAGTACGTTGAGAACTACCAAGGATATTGGATAAATGCAGAACAACTCAATGGTCGCCTTGCGATGATTGGATTCTTTGCAGCAGTCCACAACTATATCCTTACTGGGTATGTAATACCTGGTATTTGGTAGACTATAAAGGTCTTTACACCACCAGCAAGTGCTGGTCACTTTTAACCCTCAATCCAAAAAGGAGAAAAAAAACAATGACACCAGAAGCAGAAAAGTTTAATGGCTGGATGGCCATGTTAGGAGTTACAGCAGCACTAGGTGCTTATGCAACTACTGGTCAAATCATTCCAGGTATCTTCTAATGAAAAACGAAAATATTTTTTTAAGAGCACAAGGACGTGCAGCAATGATGGGATTTTGGTTCTTAGGACTATCCTATGCATTCACAGGACACATTATTCCAGGTATCTACTAATGACAAATGAAAAATCTAACAACAAAGTTGACTTCTCCATCGCTGAAAAGTGGAATGGTATTGCTGCTATCGTTGGCTGCGTCGCTGCCTTTGCTAGCTACTCCTTTACAGGGCAACTTATTCCTGGTTTAGTTTAAAAGTTTACAAAACTAAATAATTACTCGTAAGTTATTACCGAATCAAAACATATGGGCGACTTCATAGCCGCATCAGATACAATTTCACCACTAACAGCAGTCCTCTGGATTTTTTATCCTATGGCTGCTTTAGTTTTAGTGGAACTTATTCTTCGTGCAATTAATGATGATGACGATGACCAAGATGGTGGTAAAGGTGTTAGAATAACACAACCACTTTATGCACCCACTGGAGCTTAATGGATTGGCATCACCCATATTGGAGATTTGCTGAACGATGGAATGGTCGTTTAGCAATGGTCGGTGTGATAGGTGTCATAATACTCTTGACTGTAAGGTAGAAATACCTATATAATAAAAAGAGTATTTTTACCTAGTCACATGCAACAGTTAATTTTCGTCGGGGTTTTAGCCCTCGTAGCATATACAAATGTCGGATCTCTCGTTCTTCAATAATATATTAATAAATACTCCAGCAGGTGCTCATGGTCTGTTGGAGTTTGGTTTCTTTGTAGTAGTAGGTGTGACAGCAGGTTCATTGGGTTTAATATAAAGTAATTGATGAAGGATAAAAAAGCAGCTAAGAAACTTATTAAACTTGCAAAAAAACATCCAGAGTGGTATAGTGAAAAGGATGTATATTATGCTAAGATGGTAAAGAAAAGAATTAAACAAGAAGAGAAGCAAGAGAAAGATGCTTAAAGATTACATCTCAGAACCACGTAGGGATTGGGATGATAAAAAATGGTTACAACATGCACATGTAATGGTACATTCTCCTTGGATCTCTGAAGATGACAGAGAATATTGGAGAGATAAAATTAAAAAACTTACACGATGATTGAACAAAAGTATTCAGATGAGAAAATGAAATTGAGAAAAGAAGTTCTTAAAATTCTTATGAACAAATATGGTCATGAGAATAATAATAGAGCCATTTATGAGTGTGCTGATGAGTGGGTAGAGAAATATGCTATAAGTGCAGGTGTTGTTGATTATTACAATGCTTATAGACAGTCTTTTATAAATAAATCACTATTATGACTATTCACAGAATTAGGTTATCTAAAATGCAAAAAATTATCAATGTACTTGCTATTGCGTCTGCTGCTGTATCTGTTGCCGTTGTTGGCGTTGGTGGTTATGTTTACCTTAATAGGGAAGCCATCATAGAAGATGTAAAAGAAAAAGCACTTGAAGCAGTTACTGGATCTCTTGGAGGTCTTGGTGGTGGTCTAGGTGGAGATCTTCCTTTAGGAACACCTGATCTTGCTCCTACTAATCCACAAGCTTCTGCTCCTGTTGCTGCACCCTCTGGTGGTTTAGGAGTTCCTACTTTCTAAATAATAGAGCCTTGCTCTATTTTAATGACTGATCCAGTAAAGGAAGTAAAGAAAGATGATAAGAAGAAAAGTGCTCTAGGTAAGATAAAGGATGCTATATTACCAGACCAAGAAGAACAAGCAGCAATCATATCTACTTTTGTTAGACTTGGCGTGTTGGTCTGGAGCGGGGGAATATTGACTCTTAATTATGTTGCTATTCCAGGTGTACCACAACAAAAAATAGATCCAACTTTTATAGCTTCGGTATTTACTGGAGTTTTAGCTAGCTTCGGAATTCAGACTGCTAGTAAAAAAGGTGATGGCACTATGAAGATGAATGGCAACGGTGCTGGTGCAGTATCTAAAGCAGATATGGAGAAGTTGATTGAGAAAGCAACTCAGACCGCACCTGCTCAAACAATAAGAATTGAACAAGCACCATTACAGTTAACTGCTCAAGCACCTAAGAAAGAAGAACCACCATTTAAAATGTAAGGAGGTAAATTATGTCTTGTAAAGATCACGATAAAATGAATCCAGTGGTACATGCTTTATACCATTTAAAAGAATGGGATAAGAAACTTATCAAGAAATGTCAAGATAAGTTTAATCTGACAGATTATCAAGTAGTTTGTATTTCATTTGCCAAAGGATTTATTATTGGGGCAATTCTTCTTTAATGAAAGAAACTAAATGGTCAGCACAAATATTACTTAATTCAAATAGATTAACTAAGGTTGAATTTATTTGTCCTTCTAATCTAAGAGAGGATGCAGAGCAAACATGTAAGGCTCTTTATGGTGTTTCTGATGTTCGTCAATTGACAAGGTTATGGAATTAACAGAAGAAAATGTAATGAAGGTTCTTGAAGACCTTATACCTTATATCGAGGCAGATGGTGGGTGGTTAGAGTTTGTGGAGATAGAACATGAAACAAACATTGTTAAAGTAAGATTGGGTGGTGCTTGTTCTACATGTGCGATGAGTTCTATGACATTAAAGCAAGGTATAGAATCTAAGTTATGTCATGAGATTCCTGATTGTTGTGGAGTTATGCAGGTTCTCTAACAGAGTGTTGGAGTCCACACCAAAATAGGCACAATTACTTAGTTTATGTTATAAATATAGTTAGTATGGGATTGAAAAGATCATGCCCCTGACTAAGCAAAGACATTACACAGTCGGTTATCACGACACAGCACATCATAAGTATGAGATATGTGAGTATGCGATGAGTGCATACGATGCAATAAAACACTCTAAAGAGGATGTTCCCTATCTACAGGAGCATCCTCATTTTATTGATTATTGTACAAATGAAGAGGTTGATAACATCTCTCGTCTTAGATTTGCAGGAATACCTATTGGGTGTTAATATGTCAAACATAACTAAAAACAAACATGAAATTATGTGGTGGATGAGTAGACTAACTATAATGGGTACGTCTTTAGGACTATCTACATGGTTAGCCGCACAAGCATATGTCTAAAAAATATTATGACAAACAAGGATGGGAGATCATGCCTCCCATCTCTGATAAAGAATGTATTCGTAGATCTTTATATAATTCTATTGATCTATGTGGACTTGACAAAGAGCAAGTAAAACGATTATATTTAAAGTATGGTGGTAAAGATTCAGTATGATTAGAAATTGGGATGATCCTCTTGATTTTAAGGAGGAAGGTATTGTGTTAGATTATAAAACTGCTGGTGTCGATATAGATGCTGGTAATAAGTTTGTAGAAGATCTTAAAACTAAAGTTCCTGGTCTTGGTGGCTTTGGTGGAATGATAAAGGTTCCTGTAGGATATGAGGAACCTATTTTAGTATCTGGTGCTGATGGTGTTGGAACTAAACTAAACATATGCACTATTGCGAATGACTATACAACTATTGGTCAAGATCTAGTTGCTATGTGTGTCAATGATGTTATTACATGTGGTGCTAATCCCTTATATTTTTTAGATTATATTTCCACTCAGAAGTTGGATGGAAATGTTGCTGATATTATGGTGGGTATCCTTAAGGGATGTGAGATAGCAGGTATGGATCTCTTAGGTGGAGAAACTGCTGAACATCCAAGACAACTTCATTATGATATGGGAGGATTTTGTACTGGTATAGTGGATAAGAAGGATATTATAGATGGGAAAAGTATTAAACCAAGTGATAGAGTTATAGGACTAGCAAGCAGTGGACTTCATAGTAATGGATATAGTCTTGTTAATTATCTATTAACCAGACATCAAATATTTTATGCTGATCATCCTGAATTACTTACACCAACTACAATCTATGCACCTGTTGTAAATAGACTTTTAAAGGAGGGTGATTGGATCTATGGTATGGCACATATAACAGGAGGAGGAATCCCTGAGAACCTTCCTAGATGTCTTCCAAAGGGTCTTACAGCAAGAGTTGATTATGATTCATGGCCATTACCAGAGATCTTTAAGGAGATTCAACTTAAAGGTAATGTTGATATGGAAGAAATGAAGAGAGTGTTTAATTTAGGTATTGGATATTGTGTAGTAGTTCCTGCTAATCGTCTGGAACTTACTATGGATATAATTAGAAGTGAGGGTATTAATTGTTGGGAGATTGGTGAGGTATATGATAAACTTTCTTCTTAACAACCATGAATTTTTGGGTAATCATAGTATTCCTGAGTTTATTATTGGGTACATATTTGGTGCAGCACTTATTATTGGTGCTCCTACAATATTCTTACTCTTAGCTTTTACATCTGCATTAATGAAAACTAATGGTAAGATGGGTGGGTATAGAGAGTATGAACAATATGGTCCATCTTCTTGTAATGATGCCCCACCATTTATTCTTCCTGATCCTACACGGAGGTTAAAAAAATGACTTTCTTATCTAAACCATCAATATATTTACTTCCTGGAACATGGGAAGCTCCTGGTGTTGATTACCCATTTCCTATAGTACAATTTGTTTGTGCTATAACAGGTCTTGCAATAGCAGGATGGTTTATTGTTATTACTAAGAGTAAAGGAAAATGGGATTAG